GACCTTAATTTTGAAAGTCTGTCTCACGTTGGGTATTTTCTAATAGGAAACTTTGAAATATTGGCTATTTTGGGATATTTGGGATATTCAGGGATACGGGGTTATTTAAGCACAGAAGCGTTTAGCACCACCAGAGGCAGCACCGCCCTTGTATAGACCCTTGGCGGCATCATATACATCTTTTACATCCTTACCGATTTTAACAGCACCTTCTACCTTCTTGGCGATTTTACCAAGATTTCCTAAATTCCAGAAAGAACCACCAACCTTACGACTGACCTCTGCGGATTTAACGGCTGATGCTTGTTGCTTTGATTTAGCGTCCAAGACCATCTCTTTTGTGAGAATACCAGTGTAAATACTTGATACACCTTGCTGTGTCGTGAATATACCGCTATTAGCACATATAGTCACCATTTCGGGTGTGATGGTCTCGCCGAGTTGATTAGTCACTCCAACTGTGAATTGGAAGTTATAATTACCGAGCGAACCGCAAGTAATATAATCGGGAAGTGAGAGGTCGTATGCTGGGGAAAGAATTAACAAAGAACCAGTGGTGGCTTTGGAAAGTCCACCGACAGATGCCTGTCCGCTGAACTCCGCCCACGATTGAGTTGAACCATTACGAACAGACATTCTCCACAGGTCGTAAGCAGTAGAACTTGAAAGAAGACCAGATTGGTTATTCAAGTTAATACTGATGTTGTTAATCTTGAAGAAAGCATTAGCATCATTAGCGTCTTGTGTAGCCATCGGCTTACGAATGTTGATAATAAACAAGTCGGGGATTTGATTAATCTGGACGTTGCTGGATGTAAGAGTGGAACTTCCACCAGCAAGAATAGCAGAAGCATTAGCAGACGAGGTAAGGTAGCGAGGGAAGTCCATATAGGGCACGATATTTTTCGTGGCTATTAAGTCGCTGGGCTGGGAAGACAAGAACTTAAAAAGCATTTGAGGACTTGCTGGGGGGGTCTGGTATAGAGCACCTCCAACTGCTCCTGCTTGGTAGTTGAAACCATTAGGGTTAGCAAGAGAACCAAGTGCGACGCTGGTAATATAAGGATTAGCGGAAGACCACAGACGCTTACAGGTGGCGTCGATGTTGAATGTGAAAGTCATATTATTTATCCCTAAAAATCCTTGCTGATTGAAGCAGGGGTCACCGAAGATGAAGGGGGATAGAACAATAGGTTCGCTGATAACGGCACTCACGACAATAGTCCAAGTATCCGCCACATTTGTAGATACAAGGAGAGCATCAGTTCCACCACCAGTAATGTTGTGGACGACTGTGTAGGACACAGGGAAAGCACCACGGGGCACTTGGTCGACGTCGTAGGATGCCTTGGCGTAGTCAGCAAGAGGGTTATTATTAGCACCGACAGCATCTCCGTAAAGCCCGTAGGCTTGGTCGGGCAATACAGGGGTCATACTGTTATATCTATACAACTCACGGCTGTTATTCATACGCATCAAAGAAGGCAATACATCTTGGGTGTTGATGGAAACAGTGGTGTTGTTGATTTGAGCGGTGGCTGTGCTAAACAAGGAATTAAGAGGCATCGCTTGGAAAGAGTCGGTTGAGCCGTAAGCCCACGCAGTCTCACCAACAGGGACACCCGTTAAAGAAAGAGTAGCGGTTAAACCAGTGTTGATGAGGACATCTCTGCCTATAATGACGTTCTCGCTTGGCACCTGTATATTGAAGATGAGAGCAGAATTGCTGGCAGAAGTGGTTGGAAATTGTTGGTAGGTGGCTTGAGAAGCACCAGACTTGACGGCGTAGTCAATATCATCAGTAATGTCGCCGATGACGGAGTCACGGACGAGAACAGTCTTGAACGAGGACATCTTTATAACTTATACACAGATAAAAAATCTGGGTATAAATAGAAATTAATTTTTAGAATGATGGGATATTTCCTAAATGCCCCCCTTCAATTCCCCCTTTGCCCTATATGCGGACTTTTTAAGGAAGGCTAATTTGAGGGTCACCGCCTCGCCAGAGTTGATACGATAGGGGATTAAAGCACCCGTCTTGGTTCGCCAGAATATGCTTAAATCTACATTAGACAGAGGACGATTTCCGTAGAGAGTGACTAAACGATACTCGGCGGAGGGCGTATAGACTACATTCGGGCGGTATTGCCCGTCGTAGGTCACCATATCTGTTATAATGTTGGCGATGTTGCTATTATTACCGCTAAATACAATCGTCTCGGCATCATCATACACTATTGGCGTGGATACTTGATTGCTCTGGATAGGGAGAGTATTACTCGTAAATACGAGTGCCGTAATGGGCGACCAATTAGCAATCGTGCTAATCTCCTGATACAAAGCAATCGCTCGATAGGTTATAAAAGTAGCGGGTGGCACTGGGGTTGGTTGAACGGGTGTAATGGTTAAAAGATTGACCGCTCCAACATTAGGAATAATAAGTTGGAAGTTCTTGCCGTCAGCAACGCCAGTATATCCTAAATACTCGGAGGGGAAAGAATTGAAAAGCCCGTATAATGGGGCATTAAAATAGATGCGGATATTATCCACATTAACACCTCCTTTATCTACTGAATAACCATTTACATCTCCATACAATACTGCTTGGTTGCTGGTTGTATCCCAGTTGAGAAATGGTGCGTAAGTTGTAGGCATCGCCACGCCTCCTCCCGTCACCGCTGCTGTTAGGGCAGTAAATGCGTCCACTAACGCTAAATCTATTAAGTAAATCCAGTAAGAATATGAGTAGCAATTGTAGTATCCCGTAGTGTTATTCTGGACGTTGTTTATACACTGGTTAGGTGGGGGCGGGATTTGAGCACTGCGGTCTTGGGGTTGCCAGTCAATAAAAGTCTGACCCGAAGTATAGGTTGTCCCTAATACGGGGTCATCGTATTCCAAGGTGACCGAATAAATGGTCTTATCTCGGTCTCCTTGGGCGGGTTCAATACTCGGTATGAATACGGGCAACGAACCCGTCTCCATCGTAAAGCGTAATATAGAGAGGTAATACTCCTCGGGGTTGCTTATAAACGGCATCGTTCTTTGCTCGTTAAAAAAGAATACTGGGGGTGTTGTCGTGGTGCTTTGGAAGTTAGAGACAGTAATATCAAAATACACTTGGTCTGGGCTCGACTCATTTTTAACTGGGTTCAACTGCGACATTCTATATAATGGGCGGAGATAATAAATATACATCTCCTAAACATATTTTAAATTGATTTTAAACATTACCAAGCATTTTTTTAATTCTTGGAGAGAATAGTTCTCGTAAGGTGGTGGGTTGGTGCGACCGATACTCTTGTAATACTCTGCTAAAACAGGGAGTATATCCTCCCTCTTCAATTCCTTATCTTTCGCCATATAACAATCATTTAGATTATTTATTTTGCCGATAAACGAATGCCTTGTTAAAATCACTTTGTAATTCCACTAAATTATCACAGAGGTCGGTGGAAGACCCCCAGAGTAATCGGGCGGAGAATAATGCGGGGCTCGGTATTAGATTATTAATCAATTGTTTTTCTTTTGGATTACCACAATGTCTCGCCCAGTAGGCAGCCCGTTTTTTTGTATCTTGGTGGTCTATATAAGTCGCACCTCCATCCAACCCGAAGTCGTATGTCTTCACTTCACCACCGTCGCTGATTTTAATCCTAAATCGCTTATAAGATTTAGGAGATGAAATTAAATCTAATATCTCAATCGGCATTATTATAATATATAGTATTATTATATATGCCGCTAAAAGAAAGAAAAGTGGAACAAATAGATAATGCCGTCGGCGATGTAATTAACCAACTCGCAGTTAAAGGCAGACACCGTTTAATAGGTTCTAATTCTTTACGAGCGATGACCTACGGAGCAGATTACGACGCAGAGGCATACCCGAAGCAAGACCGATGCTCTGCCGTTGCCCGTCTTATTAAAGAAGCCTATTTTAAGACCAAGAAGAACCCCGATGTATGGATTACCGATTTTAAATCAGGGTGGGACGACCGCTTGGTGTATCGTGGGGATTTTTCAAAGCATTCAATAGAGGAATACTTGGAGAACCCGCTTATCCCTCCCGCTTACAAGAAGAAGATAATGGCGGCATCTGGCGACGACCAAGAAAAGTTGATTAATGACCTCTGGAAATTACGATGGGACGCACCAGCGATGCGACGGGGATGGGTTAAATTGATTGACGGACAAAAAAAGTATTTTAAAGATGCTATAATGGATTTAACCCCCACTAAAATTGACCTTATTATCAAGGTAGGTAATCAATTCGCCGAAGTATCCGAGAATTACTATATTACCTGCGATGGTAAGAAGAACTGGAATACATCCCCTAACCAAGCAGACAAGGAGGCTGAGTTTGAAGAAGAAATACGCTATTATACAAAGGTTAATAAGTTCAAGGCATTAAAACGCCTATTTTCTCTCTTACGATATGAAGGAGAGGTTAAGAACAAGGCTAAATTAGATAGGTTAATTGAGTTCTTCAATTCACAGGTGGGGTATGCTAATAAAATTAAGAATGAATTGGATGTTTTAGAAGCGGTATTGGAGCAACCCCGTAAGCCGAAATGGAAAGATGTAGAAGCCAACCTTCAATTTATTAAAGAGCAATTCTCACATCTTTACAAGATTGATATTAACAATTCCACATTTAAATATATTGACGGCATCACAGCAAAGACCGCATTAACAAAGGTCAGGAAATTACGGGACTACTTGGCTGGTGTAGTCAATCGTCATTCCACCGCATTCCTCGCAAATATAATGTCCGTTTAATATATATAATGGCTGACGATTGGAGTAATGATTTAGAACAAGTCCTTACCCGTATAATGATTAATTCTAATGTAATGAGTAATTACCACAAGAAGAATTATATTTATTATAAAGGACAATTGAAATATTACCGCATACCGATTATTATTATATCGGGTTTCAATTCCGTTTTTTCCGTTGGTCTTCAACCTTTCTTCGAGCAAAAAGTCATCTCCGTAGTAAATTGTTTGTTGGCGTTAATATGCGGGTTTATTTCATCAATAGAGTTGTTCTTACAAATAGCGGATAATATGGAAAAAGAACTCGTAGCCAGTAAAGAGTTTTATCTGCTGGGAATTGACTGCTTCAAAATGCTTAATCTTGACCGCAAAAATCGCACTATTA